TTTAAGTGGAATGGATGTATTCGCAGGAATGGACGTAGGTTATAGAGACCCCACAGCTTTCTGCGTTATGGCATACGATTGGGACGCAGAGAAGTATTATCTACTAGATGAATACTTTGACTCAGAAAGAACTACTGAGCAACACGCCATAGAAATAGGTAAGCTTGTTGATAAGTGGAACATAGACTATATTTATATTGATTCAGCAGCTCAGCAAACAAGATTTGACTTTGCACAAAATTACGATATTACTACTATTAACGCCAAGAAATCTGTACTTGATGGTATTGGACATGTAGGAGGTATTATTGATAATGATAAACTAACAGTGCACCAGAGATGCGAAGAGTCTTTGATAAGTCTAGACCAGTATCAGTGGGATCCAAATCCTAATTTAATGAGAGAAAAGCCAAAACATGACATGGCATCTCACATGGCTGATGCTTTACGATACGCACTCTATTCATTTGAAACCAATATCACTACATTCTAATAAGACCTGTAAAAAACAGTTCTTGACATTTGATGTAAGTTTTTGGTATAATTCTAATTAAGAGTAGAAATATGGAACTAAAAAGAGATTTAGTTAAATACGTAAGAGATAAAGCCAAATCACAATATAATAAGAAAGACACTTGCTATATATGTGGAACAGGCGAACATTTAGATTTTCATCACTTTCATGGACTGACTGAACTACTAGAAACTTGGTTAAAGCAAAATAAAATTAATATAACTAAAGAGCAAGAAATACTAGACATACGAAAGCAGTTCATTGATGAGAATTATGTAGAAGTGTATGACGAATGTGTAACACTTTGCCATACTCATCATTTACGATTGCATTCAATATATGGAAAAAGACCCAAATTGATAACAGCAAAGAAACAACAACGGTGGGTCGAGAAACAGAGAGATAAATATGGCATGGTATGACAGATTCTTAGGAATAGAAAGAGAGGAAAAATTAAATGACTCTCAATACATAATTTCCCGTAATGAAGGAATGACTGTCGACTCGCAAGAAAGAACTATCAACTATAAAAACGCATATGAACAATTAGAAATTGTAAATAGAGCGGTTAACATGATTGTTGATGATGTTGCAGAAATACCTTTCACTGTTGGAAACCCAATACCAGGATTTACAGGAGTTGCAAAGAACATTCGTAAGTCAAGGGTAAATTTACTACTTAATCACGAAGTCAACCCTTTTCAAGACATCAGTTCATTTAAAAGAAATCTTATAATAGATTTAATGATTGATGGTAACATCTTTATGTACTTTGATGGAGCGCACTTATACCACCTTCCAGCAAATAAAGTAGTTATATATACAGATGACCAAACTTACGTAGAAAAGTACGTATTTGATGGTGCTATAGAATACTCAGTAAATGAGATTATACACATAAAAGAAAACAGTTTCAAATCTATTTATAGAGGCGTACCTAGATTAAAACCTGCGTACAGAACAATGCAACTATTATCTAGTATGAGAAACTTCCAGGATAACTTCTTCAAGAATGGAGCAGTTCCAGGATTAGTACTAAAGAGTCCTAACACACTTTCAGAAAAAATTAAAGAAAGAATGTTAGCAGCATGGGTACAAAGATATAACCCAACTTCTGGCGGACGTAGACCATTATTTTTAGATGGTGGACTAGAAGTAGAAAATCTAACAGAAATCAGTTTTAAAGAATTGGACTTCCAAGAAGGAATCAAGTCCAATGAAAGAATTATATTAGAAGCGATGGGAATACCACCAATTCTATTAGACGGCGGGAATAATGCAAACATTAGACCCAACCATAGACTTTACTATCTTGAGACTATCTTACCAATCGTAAGAAAAATCGGATATGCACTAGAAAGATACTTTGGTTTCGAAATAAAAGAGAATGTGACAGATATACCTGCTCTACAACCTGAATTAAGAGACCAAGCAGCATACTATGCAACACTAGTGAATACTGGCATATTTAGTGCCAACGAAGCAAGAGAAGCCCTAGGTAAAGAACCAGTACCGGGATTTGATGAACCAAGAGTACCTGCAAATATAGCAGGCTCAGCGGCAAACCCAGAAGAAGGTGGTAGACCACCTGAAGAAGAGGAACAAAATAATGGCGAATAAAAAAGTCGTATTAAAACAACTAGCCGAGTACTTCGGCAACAAAGGGCATTTAATGAGTGCTAACGAATACAAAGCAGCAACGGACGTTCCAATGCGTTTTATGATTGCAAAAAGACCTTTTGGGTCTTGGGGCAGAATGTTGCAAATGTGTAAAGTTAACTATCCAGAAATGTTCGAAACAAAAGAAGCGCCTAAGGCCGCTAAAGTAGCTGCTACACCAGCAGTTGAAAAGGCACCAAAAGATGGCAAATAAACTATTCAATTTAACTTCTACTTTTAAAACTCTCGGAGAAGATGACGACGGTAGCATAAACATTAAAGGTTTTGCTAGCACGAACACTAAAGACCGAGCGGGCGATATAGTCGACCATGATGCATGGCTTAAAGGTGGATTGGACAATTTTAAAAACAACCCTGTTATATTATTTAATCATAACTATGACAGACCAATCGGCAGAGCTACTGCCATTGGCGTCGGAGAAAAAGGATTAGAGCTTAATGCTAGAATCTCTAAATCT